ATCGCCGCAATAACCGCAATCATTCTGATAATAAAAAATTGGGGTGCAATTAGCGAATGGTTTGGCGAAGTTTTCAAAAAAGTCGGCGATTGGATAAAAGAGACTTGGGGAAAAGTGGAAAAATGGTTTTCAGACGGTGCAACGGCTGCTTCCGATAAAGTAAAAGAAATGAAAGAAAAAGTTGTTAATTTTTTCAAAAACATAATTGATGGTGCAAAAGAAAAACTCGGAAGAATAAAAGATACGGTTGCTAACGGCTTCGAAGCCGCTATAAATTGGATTAAAGATTTACCACGAAAAGCTATCGTGTGGGGCAAAGACTTCATACAAGGATTGGTTGACGGTATAAAATCTATGATTGGAAAAGTTACAGGTGCAGTCAAAGATGTTGCATCAAAAATAACTTCTTTTCTTCACTTTTCAGTTCCTGACGAAGGACCTCTCACTTCCGCCCCCGAATGGATGCCCGATATGATTGATTTAATGGTAAAAGGATTGAAAAACAACGAAGGAAAATTGAAAAAAGCAGCAATTTCCGTTGCAAATAAACTTTCTGACGGAATGAGTATTAATGCATCTATGAGTGGAATTAATAGCAGTTCTGTGGAGGAAACAATCAATATTCCTGTAAACTTAGACGGTAAAAATATAACACAAATAGTAACGAAAAGAATTTCAAAAATTCAAAACGGCAAAATGCGTTCAAGAGGTAAGGCTTATGTTTGATTTTCGATTTAACAACAAAAATGCGAGCGAGTTGGGTGTATATGCAATTTCACGCCCTGCTATCGTTTCGCCCGAAAGGAATGTTCAACTTATAGA